CTCGGGTCTCTGGCCGGGTCTCTGGCACCGCTCGGGTCTATGGCGATGCTCTTGCAGACGAGATCAGGGCCGAGAATGCTAGGGAGGAACAGAAAGGTGAATAGAGACCAATGCTTAGAACAGGCGCAGCAGTTAATCAACGGAGATCGCAAGAGCGACTACGGAGACGCCTACTTAAACCATCAACGGATCGCAGACTTCTGGAATACGTACCTGTCCGGGTTCGCGATCCGGGAATTGACCCCGACCGACGTGGCTGTTATGATGATGATGCTCAAGATCGCGAGAGTTATGCACGAGCACAAGGATGATAGCTACGTTGACATCTGTGGCTACGCTGCCCTAGCGGCAGAGATGTCTCAGAATGACCGGCCTAGGTAGCTGGGAGGAGATCGCAGTGCTGTCGTATGGTGCGATGGCACTGCTCCTTGTCATTAACATTTGGAGACAATGATGGAACAGTGGATCGAAGACGCATACGTCGAGTGTCTCATAGAGGAGGGTGTCGGAGAGGATACCATCGCATGGTTCAGGGAGATGGCCAAGATCAATCAACGCACCTTCACCTACTTTTTAATCGCTGCGATGCAGGAGTTTCGCATCGGGCTGGATCAGGACCCCAGCTTTCTGGTCGAGTTGGAAGATGAAGAGGAGGCACCGATACATTGAGCGAACCAATCAGAATACACCAGCCCTGTCCCGATTGCGGGTCCAGCGATGCTCTGAGTGAGTACGACGACGGACATACCTACTGCTTTAGTTGTCACGCATACAATATGGAAAACACCGTGGAACATATCGACAACTACCGACCAGACGATAAGGATTGGTCTGACCGGGGGATCAGCAAGGCGGTCACTAGGTTCTATGACGTTATCGTCAGCGACTCCGCTGTCAGCTTTCCGTACTACGACAGCGACGGTCTGCGGCAAGCTGCCAAGGTTCGTTCAGCCGGTAAGGTATTCAGCACCAACGGAGACTTCAAAAATTGTACGCTATTTGGGACGCATACACTGAGCAAGACAATCGGGGAGAAGTCCTCGACTCTGATCGTAACTGAGGGGGAAGCGGACGCGCTCGCTGCGTTTCAGATGGCGAACGCAATCTCTCACGAGGCCGAGAGCATCGCTAATCGTCCTGCCCCTGTGGTCTACGCTCTGTCGATCAAGAGCGGACAGGCGAGCGCAGAGCGGGACTTCAAGAACAATCTCGAATTGCTGGAGACATTCGACAAGATTTATATCTGCTTCGACAACGAGCCACAGGCACAAGACTCAGCTGTGCGCTGCGCCAAGCTACTGAAGCCCGGCAAGGCGTTCATCGTCAGTCTGGACCTGAAGGATGCGTGCGAGTACACAGCGGCTCGCCGTGATAGTATGTTCCGGGCGTGCTTAAAGAACGCAACGTGCTATACTCCATCGGGGATCAAGAACGCAGCCTCTGACTTCGAGGGTCTCTGGTCCGAGCAGAACCTCGCGAGCATGGACTTCCCGTTCGCTGGCCTTCAGTCCAAGACACTCGGCACTCGCAGCCGGGAGATCGTAACGTGGGCAGCTGGCACTGGCGTCGGAAAGTCTAGCCTTCTCAGAGAGTTGCAGCATTATTACCTGAAGACAACGGACCAGAACATCGGGATCATTGCCCTCGAAGAGTCTGTCGATAGGACTCGTCGCGGTATCCTAGCTGTCGAGGCAAATGATCGACTGCATCTTAACGAAGTATTCAGTAAGTATTCGAAAGAACAGATTCAGGAATACTTTGACAATACTCTGGCCACCGGACGGGTCTATATCTATGACCATTTTGGTAGCCTTGAGATGGACGACCTACTGGATCGAGTGCGGTATATGGTCCTTGGTCTGGAGTGCAGCACGATCTTCATAGATCACCTGAGTATTCTGGTTAGTGGTCTGGATGTCAGCGACGAGCGAAAAGCTATTGACAGGACGATGACACTGCTGCGACAATTAACTGAAGAGACCGGCTGTGCTATCCATCTTGTCACTCATCTGCGACGCCTTGGTAGCGACCGTTCTCACGAGGAGGGCGTCGAGGTCAACCTCGGGCATCTTCGTGGATCACATGGTATCGCCCAGATCAGCGACACCGTGGTCAGCATGGAGCGGAACACGCAGAGCGACGATCCGATTGAGTGCAATACAACGACGCTCCGGGTTCTCAAGTGTCGCTATACCGGAGACGTTGGCATCGCTGATCGGCTGTTCTACGATAAGTCAACTGGACGACTGAGTGTACTGGAGGAGGAGTTTTAATGGCACGCAAGAAGGAACAGGTATTCGAGCCAAGGACAAAGGCCAAGCGCCGTCGAAAGCCGAGACCATTTAATCATGCGAAGAGCATATCGAAACGCTCGCCGTTTGCCGGGATGAAAAAGAAAAACAGAGGACAAGGCTGATGTCAGTTGCACTGATCGATAGCATGGGTTCCGACTTGACTGTGGTCAACGCTGCTCGCGTGAGCTTCAGCAAGGTTCATATCTATTTCGAGGAGAACGACGAGAAGCTGATCAAGTACCTAGCGGAGCACCAACACTGGTCCCCCTTTGCCCACACCAGTCTACAGTTTCATATCAGGGCGCCGATTTTCGTAGCCCGACAGCTGGCGAAGCATCAGGTGGGGCTGGTCTGGAACGAAGTGAGCCGCAGGTATGTGAGCGAAGACCCTGACATATGGGACCCGGATTCGTGGAGAGAGGCGGCGGAAGACAAGAAGCAAGGCTCGAAGATGACCGAGGTCAAGAGCAATGGCGTGGTATCTCATATGTATCGAGACGCCACGCGCCATGCCCTTGACGCATACAAGAGGATGATCGATCTGGGCGTTTGTCCGGAGCAAGCGAGGGCTGTCCTGCCGTTGTCCGCATATACTGAATGGTACTGGACCGGCTCCCTGTATGCCTTCAGTCGGGTCTGTAAGCTTCGGCTCGCTGAGGATGCACAGTTCGAGACCCGAGTGATAGCCAAGCAGATCGCAGACCGTTGCAACGAAGAGTTTCCAATCAGCTGGAGATACCTGTGACCACTGTCGTCATCGACATCGAGACCGACGCCATCGATGCAACTTTGATCCACTGCCTGTGCAGCTTGGACCTCGACACCGGAGAGGAGAAGACTTTCTTCGACAGTGCGGCCGTGGATTATATCAAGAAGTTCGACACAGTGGTAGCTCACAATGGCATCGGGTTCGACTTCCCTGTGCTCGCTAGGATATGGGGGTTGCACCTTAACTTCGACCAGATCGTTGATACCTATGTGATGTCGATGCTGTTTAACCCTGCGATAGACAAGGGGCATAGCCTGAAGGCATGGGGTCAGCGTCTGGCCTTGCACAAAACTGAGTACGAAGGAGGCTTCGACCAGCTGAGTGACGAGATGATCGCCTACTGTGTCCAAGATGTTCGCGTAGCAGCGAAGCTGTATACGCATCTGGTCGATGCGATGCAGGACTTCAGCGAACAGTCGATCAGAGACGAGCACAGGATGAAGATCGTAGCTGATCGGGTTAGCCGCACCGGGTTCCGATTGGACCGAGAGAAGACAACGGCACTCTATAACCGATTGATGCAGGAACAAGACCAGATCGCCGTCGAGTGCGCCTCGTTGTTTCCGCCGAAGATTGAGGAGAGGTACTCGGAGAAGACCGGAAAGCGGCTCAAGGATAAGGTCACAGAGTTCAATCCGTCGAGTCGCCAACAGATAGCTGAGAGATTGATGGAGCTTGGGTGGGAGCCTAGGGTATTCACAGAAACAGGACAGGCGAAGGTAGATGAAAGAACGCTGGGCGAATGCGACCTCGACGTGGCTAAGAAGCTGGCTAAGTACTTTCTTCTCCAGAAGCGAACGAGTCAGATCAAGTCTTGGCTCAAGTTGTGCTCTTCGGACTCTAGGGTTCATTGTCGTTACCGTACTCTTGGTGCTATCACTAACCGCATGAGTTGCGTCGAGCCTAACCTACAACAGATTCCGGCGGTTCGCGTAGAGTACGGAAAGGAATGCCGTGAGGTCTGGGGCGCTGAGCCGGGGAAGCTTCTGTTAGACACCGACGCAGCTGGCCTAGAGCTACGGGTACTGGCACATTATATGGATGACGAGAGGTTCACACGTGAGATACTTGAAGGTGACGTACATACTGCTAATCAGCAGATGGCTGGTCTGGAAACTAGAGACCAAGCTAAGACTTTCATCTATGCGCTCCTCTATGGCGCAGGGGATGCGAAGATTGGTGCGGTGGTAAACGGTTCTGCATCAGACGGGGCGCAGCTGAGAGCTAGGTTCATGGCGAATATGCCAGCCTACAAACGGCTGAGCGAGGCGGTGATCCGCAAAGGAGAGTCAGTGGGGAAACTCAAGGCACTGGACGGCCGGATTCTTCGAGTCCGTTCTGCCCACGCCAGCCTGAATACTCTGATCCAAGGGTCCTCGGCTGTCCTGATGAAGAAGTGGTTTATGTATGTTGATCATCATCTGAGAAGGAGGAAGCTAGATGCCAGCATAGTAGCGATGGTCCACGATGAATTAGTTTTAGAAAGTTCTGAGAAAGATGTTGATCATGCGAAAGACTGTGTTATACTATCTATACGTCAGGTCAACAAAGCCTACAATCTCAGGTGCGAATTAGACTGCGGCGTGCAAGTTGGAAACAATTGGAGCGAGATACACTAATGGCTAACAACTCATACATCGAAGGCGTTATGTTTTTCCCCTTTATCTTCGAAGCTACCGACAAGTTCGACCGGTACTCGGTTGCGCTGGGGCTTGAAGGTGATCAGGTCAAGCACGCAAAGAACCTCGGACTGGCGGTAAAGCAGGACGACGACAAGATGGACGGAATGCCGTATGTCCAGCTGAAGAGCAACTACAAACCGACGCTCTTCGGTGCGGATGGCAAAGAGTACGATGGTCCCACGATGCTACAGAACGGATCGAGGGCGCAGGTTCGCATCTCTCAGAAGCCTTACGATAACAAGTTCGGGAAGGGTATTACCACGTATATGAATGCGGTCAAGATCACTGACCCCATCGAGTACGTACCTGAAGGCGCTAAATCTGAGAAAGCCTTCGATGCTCTGAACGATGACGTCCCGTTCTAAGTACGGGCATTGGGACACGGGTCTGGTAGGCGAGTTCAATCCGGGAGACCATTTTGGATTCGTCTACCAGATTACCCATATCGAGTCCGGGAAAAGTTATATCGGATGCAAGCATCTGTTCCGGTATAAAAAGACAAAGCGCACGACAGAAAGTGATTGGAAAACTTACTGTTCTAGTTCAAAGGAGTTGAAACCACATATCCAAGAACTGGGCAAGAAAGCATTCACCTTTGTCATCCTGATGCTTTGCCAGAATAAGCGAGACCTGTATTATAACGAGATGCGATTACAGGTTGACCTGAATGTTCTGGAAAGCGATATGTTCTACAACTTGAACATCGGGGGCAGGAGGTTCTTTCGTCCGGTCAGAAGCTACGGAGAAGAGTTCAGAGACAAGATCAGAGGGGTCAACAATCACAAGTACCGTGGAACTTTCACAGTCACCTATCAGAACAAGGTCCAGCACAGAATCGATGACTTGTCTCTTAGGGAGTTCGCTGAGGTACACGGCTACGATCAATCTGCTCTCTGCAAAGTATCCAATGGAAAGATGAAGCGGCACAAGAACATCATAAAGGTGGAATATGACCAAGACAATTGACACGTTAGTAGAAGACATCTATCAGCTAGTAGACCAAGGGACCAAGAAGCCAGACCAAGAGGCGTTGTTCTCTCTCGGGAGCACAGTGATGGACGCTGTGCGTCGGCAGCTGTGGATGGGAACGTCGGAGAGCGCACCCCGTCTTCGGATGTCTAACATCGGCAAGCCGTGCTCTCGGTCTCTCTGGTACGATATTAATGGCGACGAGCAAGCCGAGACCTTCAGCCCTCAGACGCGCCTGAAGTTTATGATCGGAGACATCGTTGAAGCACTGTTGATCTATCTTGCCAAGGAAGCTGGCCATCATGTCTCGAACCAGCAAGCAGAGATCGAGGTCGATGGGATCAAGGGGCATATCGACTGCTT